ATAAGAACCTTATCCACTTCTAACTTATCAATAGCACTAATCATCTGCTCAGACTCTACTTCAGAATAGATCTCATCTTTTCTAAGTAAACGACTCTTATATACCTCAACTTTAGGTGGTAGGATATAACCCTCATCAACTAACTTAGGTGCTGGTACATTAGCAATTACCTGACCATACACCTTAGTATCATTCATTCCAGCTTTGAAAGGAGTAGTGCTATGCTTAGGAGTAGCAGTAAAGAAAAAGCACCTGTTAGCCCTATAAGTTGCAAAGAACTTAACAGCAGAGAAGAAGTTTCGTTGAACACTATTGTGTGCCTCATCAAAGTAAATTGTATCTACATCAATAGTAGAAGTTTTAACCTTCTCAAGTGAATGATAGGTAGTGAAGATAATCTTATTACCTTCTGTCTTTTTATGCCACGAATAAATGTCCCATATATTAGTTGAAGAATAATGGGGTGTCTCACCACTATGAACATGCATCACAGATACATCATCAAGAACCTCAAGGAACTCAGATGATAATTGCTCTGCTAATAGAATACGAGGAGCAACTACAACAATAGTGTTGGCAATAGTTGATCTAAAACGCTGTTCAGCATCATCAATCATACACATAGTCTTACCACCACCTGTAGGGATGATGATCTGACCCTTAGCATGTTGAAACATTGCCTTAGTAGCATCAACTTGGTGTGGACGTAAAGGCATCAATGTTTCTCAGTTGAATATATTATAGCATAAAAAAACCCCCTTTCGGGGGTTTTGTGCCAATTACTTAACTGGTTGCATTTGCTCGTTATCTTGAGCAACAATGTGAGGTGGGCGGTATCCATAGATTAGATGCTCACGTATCTTTGCTTCAGCTTCAACACCAAAGTTTATTCTACATGAAATAATCCACTCTTCGATCTCATTTATTCTAGCATTAATGTAAGTTTTAACACCTTTAGAGTCCTCAACCAAGTTTGTGTTGACATAGAAGTTAACTCTTGTTTTGATGCCTCTCTCCATATCCTTCATAAATTGAGGAATGAAATCTCTGTGGACATGTACCACACCCATAGCACTAACTAAACGGTTAACAACTTTACCTTTTACATTAGAACTAGAAGAAGTAATTCTTATACCGTTGTTACCAAGAAACTTTGCTGCTTGAGCTCTTGTGAAAAATGCCAAGAATAAAGGTTTCTCTGTGGAGTTGTAGATAGCGTCTGTGAGTTTAACTTGCTTATCTTCGGTTTCCCAATCAGCAATGTCGTTAACCCACTCACGTACTTCGTCAAGTGTTACTCTATCTTGTGGGAGTAACTTATCGTTGATAGTTCTTTTTTCGTTTTGCTCAATAACCCAAACACGACCTCTAGCAACATAATCTTGGAATTTTGTTGGAGTACCTTTTGGTCTCTCTTGGTATTTTACACCGATTTCGTTGATTACGTCGTTCTCAGAAAATCCTGCTTTTGGTTCTACAACATACACTGGAACGTATCCGATGTTATGCTCTTCAAAGTACCAGAATCTATGAGCTCCGTTAGCAAACTTATGGTTTTGAAAAAGAAATGGTGGGGTGTCTCCGATGTTCCAACCTCTCTTGCAGTTTCTCTCTACAATGTCGTATGCTTCTTGCGAATTTCCGTTAACTCTACCAGGATTTGCTGATGCTACCTTACGTGTAGCACTAACAGAAACGGTCTCTGCTCTTAGTACGTTACAAGTCTTGAAACTAACTGTATCAATTATTGATTGATAGTAGTCTTTTAATTTGTGATTGACGCTAGTGAGTTGAAAATCTTCCCAATCAACGTATCCGTTGAATGTGATGTCATTCAAGTCATCTGCGTTTTCTTTTGAAAATGTCATTAAATTTAAAGTCCGCCAGAGGCGTAATATAGTAAAGGATGATCGAATATCTCATCCTACGGAGTAACTGATCCGATGATCATGCTTGCCCCGATGAACCCAATATAACCGATGTGAGCAATGTTGTCAAGTGTGTGTCGAATTATTTCAAAAGAACTGCTCAACACCTATCGGTTCACCAAAACTATAGTCATATTCCAAAGCATTTGCACAAACATAGTGCGGATGATGAACTGTCACACCTAACTTTCCACATAACTCCTTATGGTTATCTTCCATGAGTTCGACAGCATATAGCATGTGATTCAATACATGCTTCTCACTATGATATAAACAAAGTCTATCCTTTAGTCCAATCAAGAAATTGCCACAACCTGCTGAATTATCAATGAATTTACTGCTAGAATCCTTAAGTAATTCGACATCAATATCATCTATCATAGATTCTACTAACTCAGGAGGTGTGAATACTTCTTGAGTTTCTTTTATTCTCTCATCAGATCTTTCAACAGATGATCCTGACTTTATATTATGTTTGTTCTTCATCTAGACATTGAATGTAAGTTGTAATTAAATCATTCTTACCAAAATGATACCGACCATTGGTTTGTGTTGCTACCTCTCTAAACTTAGGAGCAAACTTAACTAGATTATTAACTACTTCAGGCGATTTAACATTTAGAAAATGATGTCCTTTAGCATAATGTGTAAAATTCTCAGTCTTTACAATACCACTAGGACCACATCCATACTCACCTATAAAAACATCTGCCTCGAATCTATCTTTATAATCTAGAAATTCAAAATCTGGATGCTCAGTATGCATAGGAATCTCGTTCACTCCTACTAAGAATCTCGAAGAGTTTTTTACTCTCCAATACTGTTTGACAGCACTAATTCCACCAGGAAATGTAGCATGATCTAGATCATCATCAATCTCACAGTGAAGATATGGTTTAATTTTATTTTGAGACGAAGGTTTTCTTACAGAAGTAGGTAATACAAACCTAATATCATCTGTAATCTCAGAAGTTTTATTTAAAAACTTTATAGCAAGATTGCCTCCTACACCATAAGGAGGATTTCCTATAGCAAGAGTAAATTTCATAATAAAATTATAACAAAAATCTAGTTTATTGTCAATTTCTTTGTAGCACTTCCAGCAGGATTACTTGCGATAAACTCATACTCCATAGGACCATTATTATTGGGAGAAGGAGTAATACTAAACCTAGCAGAAGCTGTATTAAGAGTACCTTGAGGAACACTATCATCAGATCTATATGCTATATCAGTTCCAGAATCAGGATTGTTAGCAGTATTCTTATCAGTATTATTAGCCCAGACACCACCATTAGTACCACTACCATTAGAATCATGGGCAGTATACTGATAATGAATTAATGTATCTTCTTTAGATAATGATTGACATTGAACTTGATGTAGTGGATTAGAACTACTAGGTAACATATTTGAAGCAGTACAAGTTACAGTAGGTGTACCATAAACATAAGGTTGACTACTTACCAAATCAGTTGAACGTGCGATAATATTACCACTAGGATCGTATACTGCGAAAGCAACACCAGAAGGGTTATGTCCATAATTCCAGTTCTTATATCGATCACTAGGTTGTGCTCCACCAGCTATTGCTTCATCTTCTGCCTCTGTTTCAGCAATAGTAGGTTGAGTTAAATTATCAATAAAATTATAAACAACAGCAGGATTAGCACCAGGAGTTACTGTATAAGGTGGATCTTTTAATTGATGATCATTTATTAAAGTAAACTCTAATGTCTTTTGCCCAACTTGAGCAGCAGTAAGAGTTATTTGAAAATAAGTTGGTCCCATATTATAAGCACCATTAGTTAGATTAGGTCCTTCAGGAGCCCAAGTATTGTTGGTAGTATTCTCATTTAAATCCGCATTTGCCCCACCTTCTGAAGTAAATGGCCAAATACGACCCTTCTCAGTAAATCCAGCAGGTGCTGCACCAAATCCCCAACTAGAACCAGAACTAAAGAATTTTGGAGTAACAAAAGTTTCAGATGGGAAATTACCACCTGTCCATTTAAATTTACATCCATTATCTGACGCTGCTTTAACAGTATATGTTCCTGCAGCACTAGCATTAAAACTAACAGATCCAGATTGTTCTAATTTATTTTGTGTCTTTGTATTAGATGTGGTAATAGCACCACTCTTCATGAATTGTGACCAATTCTGTGCCATTCCAGGATTTCTAACCTCTATGTTATCATAAGATTTAACCCAAGGTTGATCAGTATATGTTATACCTGGTTCATAGTGAGTGGATTGTTTGGGTGGTATTATAGAAATAATTTGGTTAAAATCAGGACCACCATCATCAACCAAATTAATTGTTTGATCATTATCTTGGAATGTTTGCCATCCTTGATTAACAGATCTTTGCTGTGGAGCATTATACGAAGATCCATTAGCATCAGGTGCTTCTTTATTACGCTCAGATAAACCATACCACTCTATAGGGTATATACCAGTACCTAATCCAATATCAGGACCAGTATCATCTGGATATGGATCACCAGTATTTGCAGGTCCTTCATATTCTCCAGTCCTACCATATCTTCCAGAATCATATACTATTGATTTAAGATCAGTATGAGGAAGATTTGGATCTCTTATTCTAAATCTCCATAATGCTACATGATCTATATTCTTATTATCAGCCCATCTATGCCATATTCTAAACCAAACCTTATCAGTATCATTAGCTTGTTTAAACTGAGTAGCATCAGTAGGATCTAAACGAGTTACCATTAAATGAGTTGCTGGTTTATTGAACCTAACATGACATGAATTATGTCCAGCAGTTTGATCTACAGTTAATGCTAATCCTGGTGCATCACCTATTATAATAGGAGCAGATTCCTCACCTTCACAATTTGTATTTCTTGGTCCTTTAATATTAGCGTCTCCTGTAGATCCAGTAGCAGGGAAATAATTCTTTCCACAAATAGAAGGTCCAGATTTACCACCACCTTCTTCTTGATCTAATCCAGTAGAACTAGGACTTAATCCAGTAGTAGATCCTCCTGTATCACCCCATTCACCACCATCACCACCTGGTCCACCTGGTCCAGAACACTCTCCACCAGGATTCGCAGCACTACCAGCAGGGCATGTTGGACAGGCAGCAGCACCTGGATCAGTTCCTGCCTGACCATTAGTTTTAGATTGTGTATATCCTCTTCCATTACCACCTTGTCCACCTCTTCCTTGAACAGGAGCACTACTTTGTGCGTTAGTAATATCTTCATGATAACAATAAGCAGTTCCCAAATTACCATCTAGATTACCATCAGGAGGCTCAGAACAATCTATTTGAAAGAACCATGATGACTGTACTACAGTATCTCCAGCAGCACAAGAATCTGATAGAGATTCTCCATTACATGAATTATAATAACCACCAAAATAATAATAACTATTATCTGCGTAGCAATTTGCTCTCATCGCATCTAATCCAGATGGATTAACATATCCATGCTTACCTTGTTCTCCTCCTCCACCACCACCAAAGATATATCCTGTATTGTTAATAATTGTCTTTGATTCCTCTCCTTCATGGAAAATCTTTAATCCTATTCCACCATCTTTACCTGGATCACTCTTATCCAATGGTGTAGTTCCATCAGCGAAAAATCCACCCAAACCACCTGCACCATGAATATTTCCACTATTCTTAATAGTAACATTTATTGCTTTGAGTGGGTTGGGAAGTTCTAATTTAGCAGCAGGTTTTTTCTGTGCACCAATACCACCACTACCAGTAGTTCCATTAACACCAGTATCAGTCGAACCACAAGTTCCAGTTATTCTTATTTCTTTATAGATATTTCTTGTTACATTTCCAGTTACAGATCCAGCAGCATCAGCAACACCTTGACCATCCCAATCAATACCTTTACCACCACTAGCAGTATATAATCCCATCTCAAAATTGAGATCTGTTCCTGACTGAGTAGCAAAATATCTCTTGATAGAATCCCTCATCAAGGATGCTTTCCAATTAGTTCCTACACCTTTAAATTCAAATGGAGCCTTTGTTGCGTCTGTTCCACCACTATAAGGATCTGCTGCCTGATCATTTTCTGTAGAATCAGGTACTATTGGATTTCTGTCGTAAATATTTGTATTTCTAAAAAGTTCAGAACAAGATATAGGTCCACTAGAAGTTTCTTTAAAAGTACTTCTTAAATCACTCCATTTAATAGGAGTACCAGCACCTACAAAATACGGTCCTTCCTTAGTTACAGCAACGGACATTAATTACTCTCCATTAATGTAAATTTACCCATGCACTACCAGTCCAAACTTGTGTCTTATTAGTAGTTGTATTATAAATTATAGATCCATTAGTTACTCCAACCAAGTTTCCTCTCTCTGTAGTTGTAACTTTTGGTAGAACCATAAATGATCTATTAGCCTGTATTCCCTCTAAATTTTTACCAGCATTAGAGAAATCAATAGCAGCACCACCCTGATCACCAACCTGTAAGAACTCAGATTGTGAAGTAGTTGCTTTTACAGTACCTACCACATCTAAAGCTTGTGTTGGTGTTGTTGATCCAATACCTACTGACTGGAATAATGCTCTACTACGTTGAGCATCAATATCAACATTAGCAGCAACATTTGCCCTATCAGTTTTGATCGCTATGTTACCAGTTTCAAGTGTCTGAAGAACATCTAACTCATAGAATGTAGATAATCCAACATTATTGTATATTTGAGATCCTGATATAAGATCAGGAATAGCAGCAGCACCCGTAAGAGTACCAGTAATTTCTAAATCACCAACAATTTTTGTATTACCAGTAAGTGTTGTTACACCAACTACATCTAAAGCAGTTTCAGGAACAGCTTTATTAATACCTAAATTACCCTTATAATCTAGGGACATCAAAGTAGTAGTTGTCTTTCCATATACCCACCTAAATCCTCCAGTATTAATTCCAGAGAAAACTCCACCATGAATTGTAGTTGTTACATCACCAACGTCACCATTAATAATTTCAAGTGTCTTTAAGGAACTACCAAATCTAATGCCAGAAACACTCTCACCAATTCCAGTGTTTACTCTCTGCCCTAAGTATAATGCTGCAGAATCACTACCAACAAGAGTTTGTTTTGTATCTCCTGTAGTGAAAACATCAACATTATTAACAGGAATTGCTACACCAACACCCAATTTTTCAGTTACATTGAATGTACTTGCCGTTGAAATTCCTAATGTAGAATTAGTAGTGGTTAATTTGGCAGTTACAACAGTAGAAACTCCACTAATACCACCATTTACATCCAAATCACCAGTAAATGTACCAGCAAGACCAACTATATTACCATTAACATGACCTGTAACATTACCAGTTATATCACCTTCAACTTCCCCTTTAAATGTAGTCGCAGTTACAACACCAGAAACACTTACATTAGTTGAATCTACCTGAGTTATAGTAGACACTCCACTAACAATATTACCTCTTACATCTCCAGTAAATCCAATACCTGCTGTTACAATACCAGTAACATTAGCATTAGTAGATAGAACCTGAGTAATGGTTCCAATTCCACCTTGAATATTACCTAATAAATTACCATCAAAATTAGTCTTAGCAGTAATTATTCCAGTAGCAACAATTGCTCCATCAGAAGCAATACCTACACCCTTAGCAAAATTATTAATATCATTATTTCCACCAACCTGTACAGAGAATCTTGGATCTACAGTATTAACACCAACATAACCAGTATTGTATATACTCGTAAAACCTAAACCAACGTCTTTATCTACCCATTGTGATGTAGGAATATTATTTAATTCACCACCATCACCATAATAAGTAACAACTCCTGACGAATTTGGAGCAGTCACTATTCCAGAACTAATACTGACTCCAGCACCAATGATTTTATCTATACCCAGTGCTAAATTATTTGTTCCTGTAGTAAGATTTGTTACCTCAAGATCAGTAAATATGGCGGTAGTAGCACTAAGCATACCCGATACCGCAGCATTACCTCTGACATCTAAAGCTTGAGTAGGAACAGTAGTTCCAACTCCCACCAGACCAGCAGGATTTACGAGGAGATTATCATCGTCAACCTGTACTCCATTACGAAAATTAAATGCCTTTCTAATATTCGCCATCTTTGTATTTTTTAGTTATTTATCATTGGTTTATTAAGCACTATCTTCTAATGCTTGAACTCTGGTATTAAGTTCTTTAATAGATTCAATTAAAAGTGGAACGAGTCTTTCATATCGAACTGCCTTGAAACCATCTTCTCTTGTGGTAGTTATACCAGGAAGACCTAAGTTTTCAATTTCTTGTGCCGACACACCAATATCAGGTGCTTGATTATTTCTCCACTCATAAGTGTAACCACTAATCTGAACAATTTTTTCAATCGCTTTAGGTATAGGAACCATATTCTGCTTCAAATTCTCATCAGAAGAAGCATAAGCGGTAATGTCACCACCAACATTTAGGTCACCACCAATACCAACACCACCAGTAATAACAGCAGCACCAGTAGTTTTATTTGTCGAAGCAGCAGTAGAACTTACTTCAAGTGTGCCTGTCTTAGTATGAGTAACATGTAGTTCTCCCCATCTGTTACCACTATTACCTAAATCCTTATTACCATTTGTTGTTGGAATAACATCAGTATCAACCCTACCAAGGAATGATATTGTGTCACTAGTAGTATCACCTAAATCTACATTACCTTTAAAGCTAGCATTACCAGTTACATCTATAAGTCCACCAATAAAGGTATCCTTAGCAATACCAGCACCACCATAAACAATCAATGCTCCACTAGTAGTGCTTGTTGATTGTGTAATATCAAAGGTTCTAATGTCTTTACATACATAAAGATCTTTTCCTACAGCAAGACCACCATCAACATTAACACCAGCATCTAATGTACCACTGGCACATACTGTAGTGTCTGTACCATCAACAGTCTTATTAGCCTTAGGACTCTTAAGATTAGTAACACCACCAACTTTAAGTTCCTTAGTTACATTAAGATTAGTATTAAATCTACATGTTCCATTAAAGGTAACAGGACCATCAAACTGAGATAGAATCTGTTTAGATGCTCCACCTTCAACAAGTAATCTCTCTTTGATAATTACTTCATCAAATACAACACTCAACTTACTTGGATCTTCACCAGTTACAGTTGGAATTGGAATATCAAATGTGACCTGTTCACCACTGTCAGCAGAGATCTTGGTGTTTCCAATATAGAAATCACCCTTATCATTCATACCTGTGTAAACAACAGTACCACAAGATGTTTCTTGTGATTGTGATAAGAACTCCTCTCTTTCAGTTAGAGTCCTCTTAGAAATCTGAGGTAAACCAGTTGAATAGTTACCTGGACCATAACCAAGATATTCAAACGTATGACCAGATGCCCTCAAGATAGATGGTCTTCTCACCTCAAGTGCTAATGGTTTTATCTTCCTAATTAGAGACTTAGCATCATGGTTCTGTATGTCAGATCCCAATGCACCACGAATTACAGAAATCTTATTAAATGAAGTTCCTTGTAATGCATTCTTTCTTACCCTTAATATCTCACCACCCATCTGGAAGTAAGATCCTAATGGGAACCTAGATTCAACAGATAATTTTTTAGTTGCTTTTGTTGCAGCATCACCACTATCAATAGTAGTACCATCACCAAGATTAACTACAAACTCATTCTCAGTTGTAATAGCAGCATCTAATTGTAATGTATCTTGAGCATATATTGATACACCTCTTACATCTAAATTTTCACCTGCTTTTCCAGATATTGAATCATGAGCAGAAAGTCCATGCTTAAGAATATACTTAGCAGAAGTTACAGTAATACCAGTAGTAACAGCAGTAAATATTGTATTGGCATTATTAGTATCCTTTATAACTTCAGATACTAAGAAATCTCCAATATTCTTATCACTTGAATCTAATATTCTAACTCTATTACCCTTAGCAAACCCGTGAGAAAGTTTTGTAGTGAATGTTGTAGTTGTTACAAAATCCTTTGTTACTGAAACAACTCCACCAGTAGCAGCAATCTCACCATAAGTTCCTAAATCAACTATTTGCTGACCCTCTAATATTGCGTCATTATCAGCATGAGTATAAACAGTAACCTGTTTAGAGCTTGGAGTATTCTTAATCCTATGATAAGAATCAAATCCAGTAGTTATTCCAGTAATTTGAATATAAGAAGTATCATCTGCTACTGAAATATGATCCTCTTTAAGTGTAATTTTACTATTACTAGGTACACCAGATAATCCAGCACCAACAATAGGTGAAGAGTCAAAGTATAATTGATCACCAACAGCATAACCAGCACCACCTTCAGTTATTTTTGCTGAAATAACTAAATTATCAGCACCACCAACAATAACTTCAGCAGTTGCACCTCTCCAAGGAGCAGCAGATGGAGAAACAGATGAGTCAAATAATTTTACGTTATGATAAGTACCTTCGTGATGAGGAGCAGAAGCATTAACAACGCTGGTTATATCACCATTTTCAACGAATCTCAATCCATTTAACTTATGTTCTGTACTTAACGTTAATGTTGGATTAGTAGCACTACTTGATATTTCAGTAATAGTATTACTAATACTGAAAGTATCTAAGAAAATATTTGCTGTTTCTCTAGTAACACTCTTCTTAAGATCATTAGTTACAACTTGACCTATCGGTGATAGTTGAGCATATGACTTAGATGCTTGTGGATTTTCATTAGGATTATCTCTATCTAATTGTGGATAAAGATCAACAACACTCTGATTAAATTTTAAATCAGTAAATTCTTTCTCAATAACATTATTTCCATTTAACACATAAAGATGATAGATACCATCCTGAACATTATATTTGTATGGTGTTATTGTCTCTGTACGATAGATATAGAGATTTTCTTTATTATCTGTTCTTTCAAATCTAGGTAAATCTCTTGTCCTAGTATTACTCGTATGAGTATATGTTCCAACACTAATAACATCACCTACAGGAGAACCATCAACCAATTCAACTACCTTATAAGTAAAGGTCTTATCATCAATTACACTCTCAACAACAAATGTTCCATTATATTCATTATCAAATATACCTGTACTGTTAGTACTACTCTTTACATTTCTAATAGTAACTAACTCACCAACTTTCATATCATGAGACTTATCAGATCTAACTGTAGCAATTCGAGAGTTAGTATCATACTCAAGGAATGAAATAAATCTTAGATTCCTATTAAATTTGTATCCAGGATCATTTGGAGCTATAGTAGAATCGTTACCATTTCCAATTTCAGATCTAGTAAAATCTTCAACTCTATCAACTGTTGTTTGACTTGAATCCTGTAAAATGAAACCATCTGTTGGATCTTTAGCATCCACTAGTTCTTTAGGAACTACGTATCTAATCTTATAAAGTTTTTCATCTAAACTTCTATCATCAGATTTTCTAACAATATATGGAATTTCATCTCCAGTAAGTTCAGCAGAACTACTACCAGTACCTGTTGGATCTAGAGCAGTATTGATAGTATTGTCAATATGAGTATGAACAAACCAACCACCTGGAGCATAACTTTTTGCTGTAGTAGCAGGATCGTTTGGATCATTGTCACTATCATCCCAATCAGCATTATATGTAGTTTCATCAAATTGAATTGGATGTCCTAATTCTCCTGGTCTCTTATCAGATACTCTACTAACAATTTTTAGAGATCCAGACGCAGAATCAGATATAGTTTTAATATATTCAGGATCAGCTAAATTAGCATTAGCTCTTGATGATGCTAATCTTATTTCATTTGATTGAAGATCACTATCTTGAGCACTAGTAATAGCATAATATACTGCATGAGCTTCCAATCCTTCAGGCAGTCTTCCACTTTCAGATATTACTCTAACAGACTCACCATTTTGTAATTCATGTGCTCCATCAATTTCATATATTGATGGGTTTACATAATCAACTTGATTAGAATGTGTTGCTTCATATAGTTTCTCTGATGTCACACTAGCAGCAGTCAGAGTACCGTTTGACATGAAGACATCAGCAGTATATAAAGGATCTCCATTAGCATCCTTATTAATACAAATCTTTTCACCAACTTTAGCACCAACTCTAAAACCTTGAGCAATATCAGAAGGTATTAGTGATTTATTAGTCTGCCCTAAAAGGTATATACGTCTCTTAGGACTATCAAGGTCAGAAGTTATGTTTATTTGACCAACTGAAGTTTCTCCTGAAGCACAAGCAGCATATATCTTTTTAGTTCTAGATTTATCTACCTGTAACCACTCAACATCAAATTCAGTTGTATTAATTGCTCTTGGAGCAATTACTGAAGTCATATAACCTTTATTATCTTTATCAAATGCTTGTTTCTTAAATCCATCTGCTGATAAAGCAAATTGACCAAAGTTTGAGTTTGAGTTTGTAACTGAAGCATCACCACCAGACTCCATACGGAAATGAATATGGTATCCAATAGCAAAAACAGATACAACCTGAATAACAGCATCATTAGAAACTCTAACGTGAATATTCTTCCAACCACTTCTATAAACAGCAGTTGGTTTTAAATGGAAAACTTGATTATTATTCTTAGAAGAAGATTCGGAAGCTAATTTCTCACCTGTTTGTGTTGAATAGTTTATACCACTATAAGTTCTATTTACAGGATCATATTCAGTAAATGCACGATCATCTTTCTGTAGTGAGACACCAGTGAATTGTGCCACAACCATAGATTTGAATCCAGTTGCCTTAGATCCATCAGCATGCATACCACACATACCATATACTGATCTCATCGAACAGTTAAAGATATATGGAGAAGCACCAGTAACAGTATCAGTTTCAACAGAAACAAATGCTCCAGCAGCACTTAAACCAGCAGAAGGACCTGCAGGTAAGTTAGGTCTTACATAAGGTAATAGATATGTAAATCTATTATCATCTATTACAGTCTGTACTTTTGTTGAAACATTAAAGTCTCTAAAATTAACCCCAGTAACTTTAATAGGAGTCCCAGAACTTAGTTCATGTGGTAGAGAAGTAGTAACAGTAATTACACTACCAGCAGTAGCACCATCTCCTGAAATAATTGTAGAAATTGCTTTATCATCAGTAGCAAAAGCACCAACAATTTCAAACTCAGGTCTTTGTGGAGCAAATCCTTCAGGATTCTTTGGATACTTCTGAGTTATTTCTCTAGTTGACGCTCTATTAAATGCGTTTGATAACTTACTATAATAAATTTGAAGGTCAGTTAATTCATAACTTTCAATAGTATTAACACCATCAGCATATTCAAATACCGTTAATTTATGGTGAGAAAATGTTGGTTTTGATCTATTAGATTCACCAAAGTCAATATTACTTGTATATACTAGATTTGCCTCATCACCATCAAAGATAGTGAACTGCCAAAAATAACAAGAACCCGTAACTCTAAAAATAGCAGTAGTTGGTACGTTATCATCAGTTGGATTAGGAACGTACTTGGGTCTTATCTTAGTTTTTCTAAGGTCTAAACCAACAACTGATGTACCACGAGGTACAACAACACCACCATGAACACTATTAAATTTACGAAGTATATTATCTTCTTGTGTTAAATCAAAATTAGAATTAAGATCTAATGAAAATATATCTGCTGCTCCTTCATCAAGCACCACACCAGATGGTGAAACTGCTTTAGCATCACCAGCAATACTTTTAATACCTAAACCTGGGCGATTATCTACTATATGTTCTCCTGGAAACAATAATATAGTTGTCTTCTCTGTTATATCATTGTCATTACCTTCCAAATATGAAAATCTAGCAGATTCTATTAAAGCCCTCTGTATAGTTCTAAAGGGTTTTGTTAATGAATTACCTTGATTCTCGATACCATCAGTAGCGTCAAGATCATTTGGGTTAACATAAAGAATACGTCCTTCAGTATTCTTTATAAAATTCTCTAATTTATTTAAAGGCATCTTACTCCACTTTTGGCCAAAAGTTCCTATGGTCTATTTAGCTAGTCCCATCCCCATCATATTTCATATCTTCTGGTAGATCTTCAGGGTTTTCCAATTCCACATTGAAAAATTTAGGGTGTAACTGTTCTTGATTTAGATACATATAATTTTTATATAAATCTTCCTCTTCAAAAGATTCATTATTATTTGCTTCTTTAACCAGAACTTCATCACATAAATGACTATCTGGCATTTCATCAAAAGTAAATGGTTTGCCATTTATACAGTACATTTTTACAATCATAGTACGATTCTTAAACCAACAATATGGAGTAGAAATCTTATATTTCATTTTCAGTAGTAGTTAAACTAGCATACTCTATTAACCCAGGATCTGCAGTAGATTGAACTACATCCAATACATCCATAAATTGCTCTGTTGTTTCACAGTCAACATGTCTAGTAGTTCCTAGATCACTATAAAGAAGAAACTTTCTAGCACAAACATCTATTACAATTCTTTCAACAGATTCATTGTCACTTACTTCCATGATTAAGACATCCCCAACATTTCACTAAAACCACCGCTTTTTAATGCATCGATAATCCCTGGATCCTTTAACAATTGATTTACATCTGGAACATCTGGAACATCTGGTTTCTTCTTTTTATTAAAGTTACCATCAACATAATACCAAGTTACTGCTACTCTTTTTTTACCTTCAGTAACTGGTTGACCAGAGTGAGGATAACACCAGTTTGAAGGGAACATTAAAGCAGTTCCAGCTTTAGGTTTAAAAGTTTTATGAATAAATTCTGTTCCTCCTCCAAGAAAATCATCAGTAAGATAAAGAATTATAGATAACTTTCTTTCATATTCTTGTCTATTAGGATCAGTAGCACAATCATGATGAAATTTATACTGTTGCCCATCAACATATTCTAAACATTGTATCCCTTCTCTCCAACAAGTAGTTTCTATACCACAAGGAACAGGATAATATGAAAAATTTTGATGTATTGAAGAAACTTTCTTGTAATACTTTTCTAATCCTTGATTAATTCTAGTATGTAATAAGACAGTAGCATCTGTACCCTCAACAAAAGAACTACCACTACTAGATCTAATACCAGCATCTGCTACTTGACCACCATCATTACTAAAAACAGATGATCCTCCAAACTCTAAAGTCTCTGCATAGTCATTAATAGTCTTTAGATCATTAGCATCTAAAACATCTATGAGTTGTATTAAGTCATTCATATTAAATCTAATACTATTGTAAGTATACTATAAAAAAGAAAATTTAGCAACCTATTGATATAGGTAAGTGGATATTATATATTTTTTATTCTTCTTTGGTGGAACTCCCCTATGTATATAATTCCATGTAGCAGGAAACATAACCAATCTCCCGATAGAAGGATGTACTTTTCTACCATTAATAAATTCAGTATATCCACCCTGTCCAACATGATTCAAATAGAATAACATAGCAATCATTCTAGGAGAACTCTTATCTAGAGTAAAATCGTCATGCCAATGGAAATAACCACCTGGTTCATATCCTTTTACATTATAACCACGATCCTCAAATTTCGCAGAACGAAATGGATTTGGTGTTGGACTCATTTTATTAAAAAACTTAAAGCAATGATTAAGATACTTCTGTATACAATCAGAAACTGTTTTTTCTAATATACTATCAATATCCTTCCAATTCTCTAAATCTGTAATAAAAAGATCTGTTGAGGTTTTAAGCTTTTTGTCAATAACCCTATCATCCCCAACAATCCCAACAAGACCAGGAGCCTTTCTTTCATCTTCCTCATATCTTATAATTATTTCTTCACAGAGAGATTCTGACAGTACATTATCCTGTACATAGATAAAATCTTCAAATTTCATATCAAAAATTAACTAGGTTTTCATTATAAAGCATAAAGCATAATATGGTGGAAGATTTTTATTAGTACCACTTGATCCTTCACTATCAACAGATACAGAAGCAGTAAATGATCCACCTTCTTGACTTGTAGATCCAGTAAAGTTTGCTGATTCAGAATCAACTGTAACAGAACTACTTAATGTTCCAGCACTTGCTGGACCTGTAGATCCAGATACACTTATACTTTCAGAATCAGTAGTTACAGAAGCAGTAAATGATCCTAAAGTTTCAGAACTTGTACTTCCACTAACACTTACACTATCACTACTTGTACTTCCACTAGATGATTGTGAAGTTGTCTCACCACTAGTGCTACCAGATACTGATACTGATACACTTTCACTACTTGAACTACCTGATGATGACTCAGATGATGTTCCACCAGATATTGAAACAGAAGCAGGTCCAGCTGATACAGATATTCCTTGAGATCCAACTGAAACACTTCCACCAGTAGTTGCTCCCCAAGTTAATGAGTTAGCAGCACCAGAAACAACAGTAGTATCCCATCCATGACTATCTGTGTCAACCCCTTGAGATCCAGAAGGTATGGCAGAAGTATGTTGGTGAGCACTTTCACTGAAGGTAGCATTATGACTATGCGAACCAGCACTTACACTATGAGTATGAGAACCAGATCCAGAGAATGAATGACTATGTGATCCAGCACTTACACTATGACTATGAGAACTAGATCCTGATCCAGAGAAAGTATGAGTATGAGATCCAGCACTACCAGAAACTGATACATCATGATTATGTGATCCACTACCAGAGAAATCATGACTATGTGATCCACCACCAGTTACTGTTCCAGAAGAGTCATGTGAATGAGATCCTGATGCAGAAACATCATGAGTATGAGATAAACTACCACTTATAGTTCCAGAAGAATCATGACTATGAGATGCTGTCCCAGAAACATCATGAGTATGTGATCCACCACTTATAGTTCCAGAAGAGTCATGTGAGTGAGCTATATTAACAGAATCCTTAGATCCACCACTAGAACCAACACCATAGTTATTACCAGCACCAATAATAAATTTATCAGTTAAATTAGGTGATCCACTAGTACCATCACACAATACCCATCCACTAGGAATAGCACTTGAAGAACCAGACCACATAATAATTCCACCTTGAGGTACAAGGTAACTAGAATTAGCAGCAGTTCCAGGAGGACCAGCATTACCAGGAGGTCCAGCATTACCAGGAGGTCCTGCATTACCAGGAGGTCCTGCTTGAGTTGAAGCATTACCAGGAGGTCCTGATTGACCAGGAGGTCCAGTAACAGAAGGTCCAGGAGGTCCAGCATTACCAGGAGTTCCAGGAGGTCCAGCTACAGTTGAACCAGGTCCAGGAGGTCCACCAGCACCAGGAGGTCCAGCATTACCAGGAGGTCCTGCTACAGTTGAAGCAGGTCCTGGAGGTCCAGCAGGTCCAGGAGGTCCACCAGAAGGTCCAGGAGGACCAGGATCACCAGGTGTTCCTTGACCAGGAGGTCCAGCAGTACCAGGAGGACCAGGTTCTGTAGACGCAGGTCCAGGAGGTCCAGCAGGTCCAGGAGGTCCACCAGCACCAGGAGGTCCTGCTTGAGTTGAAGCAGGTCCAGGAGGTCCAGAAGGTCCAGGAGGTCCACCAGCACCAGGAGGTCCTGCTACAGTTGAAGCAGGTCCAGGAGGTCCAGCAGCACCAGGAGGTCCAGCAACAGAAGCACCAGGAGGACCAGGTTCTGTAGACGCAGGTCCAGGAGGTCCTTGAGATCCAGGAGGTCCAGGAACAGAAGGTCCAGGAGGACCAGCATTACCAGGAGGACCAGGTAAAGTCGAAGCAGATCCAGGAGGACCAGGATCACCTTTTACACCAGGAGGACCAGCAACATTAGACGCAGGTCCTGGAGGTCCAGCAGGTCCAGGAGGTCCACCAAAACCAGGAGGTCCTGCTTGAGTTGAAGCAGTACCAGGAGGTCCAGCAGCACCAGGAGGACCAGGAGGTCCTGCTACAGTTGAAGAAGGTCCTGGTGGTCCAGGAACAGAAGCTCCAGGAGGACCAGGAGGTCCAGCGACATTAGAAGCAGGTCCAGGAGGACCAGGAGGACCACCAGGTCCAGGAGGACCAGGAGGACCAGGAATAGTTGAAGCAGGTCCTGGAGGACCACCAGCAGGTCCAGGAGGACCAGGAGGTCCTGCTACAGTTGAAGAAGGTCCTGGAGGACCAGGAGGACCACCAGGTCCAGGAGGACCAGGTTCTGTAGACGCAGGTCCAGGAGGTCCAGCAGGTCCAGGTCCACCAGTCAATCCTGGCGATCCTGATGTTCCTGGTGAACCACTATTGCCTTGAGCACCAGGATCAGGAACTCTTCTCCAAACAGAACCATCCCATCGCCAGGTTGCTATACCAAAAGTATAACTGGCTCCAATGGAAGGGTCTGATGGAAAATTTATAGGCATACTAAAAAATTATTACTTTCCTATGAATACTGATGTTATTTATTATGTATATTACCAAGGTAATTCTTTATCGACAGAAGTGGGATTATCCATAGCAATCATTTTTGTTATGACTTTCTCATTATTTGCTTTAACTTTAGAATTAGCAAGTTGAGTCGAAACCCAACTTTTAACAGTACTCTCAGTTAAATCTTCATATGCTACAAATCCAGAAGTAGAAGTAGTAATTCCAGATGTTGGTATAATCAAGGACT